CGCAACATCATACAGCTTCATTTTGGATCTGTCAATTCCCACCATGAATTTTCTTGAGGTAGCGAGATCTGAGTATCTGTTTTTAAGCTGTTTGACCATGAGGCGACCCTGTTGTTCAAGCTCATCAGTGCTGATGAGAGCGAACATAAAATCAGCAGTGGCAGGCAAACCAAAAGACTCGCTAGTATCGGTAAGATCAGGGTCACTATTACCGTAACCAGAGCGAGTAGTTTGAGTAGCTGAGACAATAGGAACATTACATTCCACAGCAAGACCCCGAAGCTCCTCAGCAATAGCCTTGACATACGTGTAACTGTTGACAATCGCACCTTTATACCTCGCACTAGCACATATATTAAGATAGTCCACGAAAATAATGTCGGGTTTGAAATCTTTCTTCAAAGAAAGATCACTCAGGAGTGCCTTGAAGTGTCCTGCGTGGGCGGACGCTGTAGGGTATTCTTTGATAATAAGTTTACCTTGAGTCTTCCTAGCGATCTCCTGAACCTTACTAGTGAAGAGAACCTCAGGTAATTCTGCAATATCTTTGACAGGAACATTTAGAAGATTTGCGTCAATTCGTTCAGCAATTTTTTCCTCTGCCATTTCACATGTAATGTAGAGAACGTTGTAGTTCTGAGTGAGTGCGGCAGCAGCTGCATGGCACATGAATAAAGATTTCCCGACGCCTGTACCAGCAAGAGCGACGTTGAGAGTCTTGTTAGAGAGACCACCTTTCGTGATAAAGTTAAACTTTTCGAGATCAAAGGGAACTTTCTCCTCAATCTTGTGGTAGAAATCATAGCGTTCTTCTGCTTGTTCAATGTAATCGTGTCCAATGTGTTCATCAAAAGATACTGCTAGTGCTTCTTGTAGAATGCCTGGTATCGCATCCTTTGATATTTTCTTATCGCCTCCATCTGCGATCTTGATCGACCGCATAAGGGCGAGATAGATTGCTCTGTCTTGACACCACTTTTCTGTGGCATCGAGGAGCCATTCGTAATCGACCCATTCGTCGGATAGTCCTTGTATTGTCGATAACGAATCTTGGAACGTGTCGTCAGTAAGGTCATTACGATTTTGTATATTAATCGCAAGCACTTCTTGAGTAGGAATTTTATCATACTTAGAAGCGAAGTCAGCGATCTCCTCAAAGATAATCTTCTCATGATATTCTTGGAAATAATCTGCTTTCAAAAAAGGAACTACCTTGCGATAATACTCTTCAGTAAAAAGTAGATTACGCAAGATAGTTTGTTCAATACGCTCAATTGCCATAGGAGAATTCTTTCTTTGCTGCCTCTTCAAGTTTTTCCATCACTTCGGGGGTGAAATATTTTTCGGGATCAGCAAGTATAGCAGAAGGATAAATGGAAGATTCCCCAATACGAATCCGATTACCGACCCGTTTGAAGACTCCGTATTGTTCACCCAGTTCCAGTAATCCGTAGTATTTGTCAAGACCTCGCTCGTCAAAAAATAGACGTGTTGCAACTTTACTCCCTTCGATGGTTAGACGAGACTTCTTTGCCTCGCATTTAATAATGTTACCAACAACTTCTTTCTTACTGTCACGTTCTTTACTCTTTGAAAGATAGATGATAGTAGAAGCAGCATACTTCAGACCAGTGCCACCTCCCATCTCCTTGGTAGGAACATAGGAACCGATCACATCATATGTATGGTTAGTGACGATCATAGGCACCTGTGCTTGACCCAATTTGAGGGTAAGCACACGGAAGGCACCCTTGATCAACTGACTCTTAGTCATGTCTCGGACCTGCTTGTCATTTGCAACGTCCTCCATCTCCTTAGTGGTTGAGAGCATACCCAAAGAGTCTAGCACAAACATCATAGGCACACGCTCATCTTTAGGTTCCTTAAGATACTTATCAAGGATCCTACAAGCTTGTGTTCTAAACTCTTCGATGGTTCCGACAGGCATGATAATCATGCGCTTAGAGTCAATACCACGAGACTCAATCATGTCACGGGAAATGGCGGATTCAGTCTCAAAATAAATGACGCCACCTGTAGGATTAGCGTTAAGGAAATTACGAACGACGCTGAGAGCGAAAAAAGTCTTCCCCGTGCTCGATTCTCCAGCCAAGGCAGTAACCTTATTGGAAGGAAGACCTCCAAACAACGAACCACTAACCAAGGCGTTAACGATATAACTGCCAGTATCAACGTAATCAGTAATGTCGCCAGCAGCAATTCCTTCGCTAACCAGACCAGCAAACTCGTTTCCACTTTCTTTAATTACAGTATCTAAAAAACTCATAATAACTCCTATTCAAAAAAACTGCTAATAGAAACTTTCTTTTCGTGGGTCCACCCCACACATTCTAACACATTCTTGAGAGGTTCCAAGAACGACTTTTCAAATTGTGTTTGATAATCAACATATTTTTCAATACCAAACTCTTTAGGCAACTCACCAAAAAAACTAATACAGTTCTCGTGAATTGGATTGGGAGTCTTGAGATACATGAACTTAATTTTCTCCCCTTCTTGAATAAGAGGATGCTTATTCTCTACCTTATGTTTTTTCACATAATGATTGTAGAGCAATGCTCCCCGCACAGCAATGGGAGTTCCCTTTTGATAGATTTCAGTTGGGTGTCTGTACTTAGCAAGGTTGTTAACTCCTCTCGGGAAAGCAACCTCTTGATAAGGTCGCATTCTCGCTTCTGTTCGCACGACATTGATAAAATTGATAAGTTCATCATTTGTCTTGCCGATAATAATCTTAAATGCTGCATACAATTTGTCCCTAAAATACGCTGGAGTAGATGACCTAGCTGTCTCAAGACCCATGATCTTCATCTTGGGTTCCTTGTATCTAACACCTTCACTGTCCCAGACATTGAGAATGTAACGCTTCTTCGCAGTCCAGATACCGCGGTCAGCAATATTCTCACGCTTCATTTTCATTTTTTGTTCATATGCCGAAACGTAATCCGCAAGTTCCTGATAAGACTGTTCGATGAATGGTTCCAACTTGTCTTCACAGATCTTGTCAAGTATCCCCACAATTGCTGCTTTGTCGCCAGACTTATTAGCAAAAAATTTACTAACAAGAGGTCCAAGATTAAGATAGATTGAGTCGGTATCGCTAGCGATGACATAATCTACTGCCTCCGTTTGCAAAAGTTTATTTAGATACCCATTCATCTTGTTCTCAATCCAACGAATAGATGTTTGACCAGACAAAGTAATCGCTTCAGCATTAGCAAGACGATAATATCTAAAGTGCTCATTGCCAATGGCACCATAAGCAGAGTTCAAAGAGATCTTCTTTGCCATCTGAATATTATTACATCTAGCAATCTCCTTCATGAGTTCTACAGTAGGAGTTTTCTCATACTGCTTCTTCGCTTCAATCATCTTCTTCTTAAAGATGACACGACTATCATACATCTTTTTCATCATCTGAGGAAGAAACCCATGCTTGTCCTTGCGATACTGTGCTCCATTAGCACACACAGCATACTCACCGTCAATCTCTACCTGTTTATCAAGTATCTTATCAACGGTGACTGATGGATGTCTGGTATCTTGGAGTGTCTCTGGCGAGATATTGTACTGCATGATAAGGTGAGGATACAGAGAGTTGAGATCAAAACTAACCACCCAATCATAGAATCCAGGTATCGGTTCTTTAACGTATGCACCTGCATACTTTTCCGATTTTGTTGCTTCTTTCTTGGGTGGGATCGCAATTTTTCTCTTCAAAAGCTCGCAGTAAATGTAGTTGTCCCACATGCGAACTTGACTAAACACATCTTCATAATTCACCTTGGCATCATATGCCATGGTAAATGCTAGTTCAATCAATTTCATCTTGTCATCCAGTTTGTCCACGAGACGAACGTCATGGATGTTGTACTCGATGAACTTCTGCCAGTCGTTCTCATAGAAGTCTTTGAACGTGTCAAACTCAGAGTGATCGAGTTTCTTCTCGTCAAGTTCTACTGAACAGATGTGGTCAAGACGATAACTTTCTTGGTTTGTATAAGTGAACTTTTTATACAATTCAAGATAATCAAGTGTAGAAATACCAAGAGTGTCAATAGCTTGTTGCTTTCTGCCCTTGATATAAATCTCACGTTGCGATACAAGTTTCCATGGTGAAAGAAGTTTTACATACTTCTCACCAAGAATACGATCAATACGATTATGGATATACGGCATATCGAACAACTGCACGTTCCATCCAGTAATTACATCAGGGTAATTTTCCTGCCAGTAATCGAGGAATGCACCCAACATGCTTTCTTCTGATCGGAAATGCATGTAGTCCACCATGGGATCTTTGTTATCAAATGCTCGTGCTCCGAACACAATAATTCGACCAGAGAAACTGTCCTTAATGGAGATGGCAAGGATCTCCTGATCGGCAGACTCAATATCAGGGAAACCGTTTTCTGCTGCGGTCTCGATGTCAATTGTGAATACACGGATCTTACTGGAATCAAACTTGAGTTCCTCTTCTGGATGCTGCTCAGCTATGTATTGATATAAAAAACGTGAGTTTCCATAAATCTCAAAGTCATCAACTTCTTTATACTGCTTCACGAAGTCTCGTGCTTCAGTAATAGATCCAAACTTATGAGGTTCTACACAGTCACCTTCTAAAGTACGCCAATCAGAATAGTTCTTTGTAGGCAAATACAGCGTAGGGTTAAAAGGAACCCTGACGCTGTAACGATTGCCATTTTCATAACCACGTACAAGCAGACGGTTGCCTGCTTGCTCAACACTAGTGTAAAACTTCATTCAATAGATGGCAGGGATGCAATATAACGAGCAAGTAGTACCTTGCTAGGGTTCACGAGAGTGGTGATGTCAGTTGATCTGACAACCACCTCTCTATCATCAGAGTAGACTGGCCATGGGTCAATTCCACCATCACAGTCTACCACATAGGGATCGCGCAGAATACAGTCTGGGTCACCTGGCAAAGTGTCCCCCTCAACTTCCTCTACTTGAGCGATGATCCACTCATTCGCCAGCCTCAGCAGGTTCGCCTTCACTTCCATCTTCAGTCTCCTGTTCTTTTTGCTTTGCAGATTCTTCTTCAATTAGTTGAACTTCTGCAATTTTTCTTACATATGCATCTTTCAATCCCTCTTCAGGTTCACCAATAGTCATCACAGAATCGTAAGGAAGTTTGAATTGCACGTCAGAAGAATATGGATTCCACTTACTGAACTTAACTTGAAGTTCTGCTCCTGCTTCTTCAACCATATATTGTGGTGCTGCATTTACAAGAGAAAGTTCATACGGTCTTTCTACAAGCAAACAAACACCCCTGCGATCATCACCTTCACCATCATAAACTTCTTTTAATTCTGAAATAAGAAGTGTGCCAGTCTTTAGAGTTGTGATTTTAATAGCCATGATTATCTAATAGTTTTTTTAATTGTAACACCAAAAAAGGGCACCGTCAAGCGCCCTTCATTGTTTATTTAGAACCAAATTTTTTTCTTCTGTTTTTCTGGTAGATTTTTGATAAGAGTTACAGTAAGAAGACCATCTTCAAATTTGACATCTTCTACTTCTACATCATCTGCCATCTGCCAGTTACGAGAGAATGTTCTATATGAAATACCTTTGTGAGAATATTTTCTTTCTTTATCTGCTGGTGCTTTTCTCGCAGATACTGTCAAAACATTTCGTTCTGTTGTGACTTCAATATCTTTTCCTGAAAATCCAGCAAGAGCGACCTCCAGCAAGGTTCTACCATCATGTCCGTCCACCACATTGTAAGGTGGGTAATTTGATCCACTTCCTGCAAGAGCTTCAAGTCTGCTGAATGTTTCATTAAATCCAATAGAGTAAGGGGTATATGTTTCCCAAGTAATATTAGTCATGTCCTTAAATAAGCAACTGTGTGTAATAGGACCCCGAAGGCATCCTGGCGTGAAAGCGGGACGGTGAACCGCCCCTTGTCCTCTCACATTCTTATTTAAGGATTTACGCTAAACCTTTAATAGTGGAGAACCGTATTAAAACTTACGGTTTACTCAACAGTAGTCTTCTTTCGACCAATATTATACTTGGATTCTAGTGTCCATTCATCTTTTTCTTTGAATGCTAGAACTTTAATTTGATTAAGTGGTGCCAGATCAAGAATTTTTTCTTCACTGATTTGAGAAATACTTACCAGTCCCCAGTCAGAAAGTAACTTGATAATTCTATTTCTGCGTTGAATATCATTCAAAGACAAGTTGGTATTCTTTCCATCAAGAGCAAACAACTCTTTGAAGTGAACAATGAAATACTTACCCTGCTTGTGAAGGATATGGCAAGATTGATAAATCTTTTTCTCTTTACGAGATGCCACTCCAATACGAGTTAGAGTTTCTCTTACCTTGAGAAAATCATCAGGTTCATTTAGGAATACCTCAACCATGTCAGTTGGTTTCCACTGGATTTCAGTTTCAACACTCATCTTTTTCCACCTTTATTCAATGCATTTTTTATATGATCTAGCTGATCCTTGGTGAGAATCCTTAGTGCCTGGAGTGCCTTATCGTCATTATAACCATAATACTCTTTGACTAACTCAAGATAATCAATAGAATCTCTACGAGTCCAGGGAGAAAAACGCTTCCTGGGTTTCACACTATTTATAAAAAAGTCATATTGCATCTTCTTCGGCAGATGAGAGTTTTTGTTCATCTCATTGGCAAACAAGATAGTATCAGTGAAAGAACTAAGGCACCTGTTAACAATGTAAGGAGGATACCCTCGCTCAGCATCACTGTCATCATAAAGAATATTCTTTTTTGATTGATTGATGCTATACAGGTAATCTTTCAGTTGGTATGACATTCACATTATTTAAAAACTGCAGTAACACTAACAACTTTAGCATTAGGATTTCTAGCAAGTGCAACTTGTTTTGCATCTTGATAGTCAGTAGCAATCATAGTTTCCTTAAAAACTTTGCCTGCTTTGTAGAGGGTGACTTCACACTTCATTTGCTAGAACGGTTGCGTAGTTGGTTAAGACGAGTTCTTTGCGACTCGCTTGATCTGTATTATAACTCCCCACGCTCCTCATGGTGTAAGTGTGTGCAAATTCAGCAGCTGTCCACCCATCGAAACGATCTCGAATCAGTTGCGACGAGTTATAAGAAACAAGTTGAGGACCAATAAAACGGTCACAATCCCGAGCAAAGGCGTCGTGATCAAATCCTTTGTGCATGTTTCCACGCTTACCATATAGATTTGATCCGATCTCGTAGGGGGGATCAAGGTAGGTAAAGGACTCTTTGTTATCAGTAAGGAGTTCTTCATAAGACAAGTTAGTAATTTTCCAATTGCCAATCAGTGTCTGGTAGTCAGTCAGTCTTTCGATACCTGCTAGCGAGAAATTGCTGTCACTTGCTTGCTTGGAGAAAGATGATGACTCTGTGAGACCTGAAAAACTGCACTTATTGACAACATAAAAAGACACAGCACGCCAAATGTCCTCACTGTATGGAGGGAACTTGCTAGTAGTGGGAGACCCTGAAAGATATTCTTTAGCATCCAGAAAGAGTTGCTTTGCTGAAGCGGGGTCAGGGTGCCTTTGTTTAAGTTGGAGCAGGATGTCCTTAATTTCATGTCCGTGATCCTGGAGTTCTCTCCAAAAATTATACAGTGGTTCATACAAATCATTTACCCAGATGTCCAAATGAGGATATCTCTTTGTTATTTCTAGTGCCATAGAACCACCGCCCAAGAATGGTTCACGATATTCTTTGTACGCTTTAAGATCGGGGATATATTGAAAGAGTTTACTCAGGGCACGACTCTTCCCTCCTGGATACCTCAAGGGTGTCTTCAATGATTTCAAAGTCTGGGTCATGATATTTAAGGTATTCCCAAAAAGTTAACTTTAATTGTTTCTGCGTCATACCGCAATGAGCGGCAGCAGCAGGTAGGTTCATTGTAGCATGAAACAATCCTTTATGTGCTTCCTCTACGTTTTCTGGTGTTGTTTTCACGTATCCATTTGTATTGTCGTTCTGGTTCTCCATTAAGTCGTTCAAGCATTTCCTCCATCATAATAAATTTAGGTTCCTTCTCGATGAATTTAAGTAAGCTCATTTGAACTCACAACTCATCATGATCTCAGTAAGACATGCAAGCATGTTCACTTCTTGATCTGGAACAACAGCAATATCACGCATATACTTTGCAATGATAAGAACTGCCTCAGGAATAGAAGCAGGTTTCATAACACCATAGATGCTGTCATAGATCTTACGCATCACCATACTGGGATCGTTGTCCATGTGTTGAACAACCCAGTTCTTTACAGTGGTAAACTCTTTCTTCTTCAACGCACCAAGAAGAGAGTCAAGATTAACGTCAGCAACATCCACAAGGATAGCAGAAGTAATACTTCCAGTAGCAGCGTAGCGTTGACACTCATTAATAAGACGACGCCAATCAGGATAATAACGCTTAGTAAGTTTGGCGAGAACTTTATCTTCATACTGAATCTGCTCGTGGTCCAGAATAGTTTTCAAACGAGTGAAGAACTGCCCCTGCAAACCAGTTGCCTGCTCAGGTTTGATCCTGAAGTCAACGACCGTGCAGCGTGAGTGCAGCGGTTCGATGATTTTGTTGATGAAGTTACAGGTGAAGATAAAACGACAGTTGCCATGAAACTCCTCCACAGCGGTCCTGAGAGACAGTTGAACGTCGTTAGTGGTGTTGTCTGCCTCATCGATGATAACGACCTTGTGGGACGCTCCAGAGGTCAGAGAGATCGTTGTGGCAAACTGCCTTACGCGGTTCCTCACGGTGTCTAGGAAGCGTCCTTCGTCCGATCCATTGATCACGATGTAAGAGGCACCAATCTCCTCACACAGCGCCTTAGCGATGGTGGTCTTGCCCACACCTGCAGTGCCACTCAGCAGCAGGTTAGGCAGTTCGCCCTGATTGACAAAACCCTGAAAGACATTCTTAATGCTATCAGGAAGAATACAATCTTCAACAATGTTTGGGCGGTATTTCTCCACCCACAAAAATTCTTTACTCAAGGTTCCAGTGCGATGTAATAAGTTAGGTCAACGTTAGAATTAGTCCACTCAGAAATCAAGTGACTGGATACTTTGACAGTATAGTCACCAGGGAGCAAGCGAATATTCTCAATCTTAACATCAAGAGAATAGGTGCCAGTAGAACTACCCGCCACGGTGAGATCGTAAGTATTGCTGGTATCATTTTCCTTGTCCCTTAGGATAAGTTTGATAGTATCTAGTCCTTCTTCGGACTGAAATGTAAGATCTGGGAGACTGTAAACAGCAGATGCTTTCTGCAACTGGATAAGTTCTTCGCCAGTCAGATTGAACTGGAGATCAGCGCCTGGGAAGTTTACATTCTTTTCTGGCGCACTCTTGAGCGTAATCTCAGGATCCGAAAAATAGTATTTTGCAGAAGTGCGCCCCCCGCGAATGCTAACAAAATCGTTAGAGGTGAACTCGAGCTGAGGATCGTTAAACAGAGAGATACCGCTAAGAAACTGACTGAGATCATAAATTGCGAAGTCAGTAGGAAATACTTCTTCGCCAGTAAACTTTGCGAGGATGTTTTCTGCATTGCTGATAGTGCGTACAGTGCTTCCCTTTCGGAATACGATGGACGAGTTGATCGTGGAAAAGTTCTTGAGGACATCGAGAGTTTTTTTGGATAGGATAACTTTACTCATTGGGGATAGGTGTCAGTAACAGAAGTTTTATCAGAGAAGTGAAGAAGAAGCAGAGCGTAGTGAAGAATCTTGATAATGTCCCGACGAGCAGTGCCCTTCTTGTCATAGCGTGAAGCATACTTCAGGATGTTGCTTCGACAAAATGCTTCTGCATCACCACATGCTTCAATCAAATCTAACGTTTGAATACTGTCATTGCCAGCAGAGTAATGTTGGTTATAGGTTCCAGAAATATAGTCACGTAGCTCTTGGAGTAGAGCATCTTCATTGTATTTAAATGCCATTCACTTGTTCCAAATAAGGCGTAGATTATCATGGTAGCACTCTTCGAGGTTGCCGTCAAGATCTTTAACAAACAACTTCAGACCCTCGCCACCTAGGATCTTGACAGTCTTGCCGCTGTCTAGAACGGCAAGATTGTTTACATAACCGTGAAACTTATCAGTCCTGGTTTGCGGCATTTTCTTCCTCCTCAGTGTTTACATCAGCATCAATTTTATCATAGAGTTCGATGAAAGACTGCTTGGTCTCTTCATCGAAACGATTCACACAAACTTTGATCGCCTTCATACGATCACCCCAGATAGAAAAAGCACGAATAATGTGGACGAGACGACGGGTAGAAATTACCTCGTCGATACCACCATCCTTGAAAGTCTTACGGATAATGTCTGCCCAGTTAGCAAGGTTCTGAATAAACTCACTATCGCAGCAACCAAGTTCGGTGCAATAGTTGTTAAGCATCTTGCTCTCGATAGCAGGAGTAGGATATTCCTGCTCAAAGGTCAGCGCAAAACGCTCAAGGAATGCTTCGTTGAGAACATTGGTGCCGATAAAACGTCCGTCATCAGAACCCTTGCCTTTGGTGTTAGCAGTGGCGATTACATTGAAACCAGCAGCAGGTTTTACATAACGACCAGTCTTCTTCAGGAAGACACCCTTGCCTTCGAGAACAGACTGGAGACACAGGATCTTGTTAGATGCCAGGTCAACTTCATCTAGAAGCAGCACAGCTCCCCGTTCCAGAGCTTCGATGACTGGACCATTATGCCAAACAGTTTCGCCGTTAACAAGACGGAAACCACCAATAAGATCATCTTCGTCGGTTTCAATGGTAATGTTAACGCGAATCAACTCCCTATTTAGAGCAGCACATGCTTGCTCGACAGAGAAAGTCTTACCATTTCCAGACATACCAGTGATGAACACAGGGTAAAACAGTTTGGAGTTGATGATCTTCTTCACGTCAGTGAAATTCCCGAACGGGACAAAATTATCATCTTTCTCAGGAACAAGGTTTTGTTCTTCCCGAGCAGTAACAGCAACAGCAGGAGCAGCAGAAGGTGCCTCATAGGTCTGCTCAAGACGTTCCTGAACAGTCAGGTTCCAAGTGCCACGCTTGACATAGAAGTCACGCAGACGCTTGACAGCAGTAGGATAGGTGACACCAAACTCTACGCAAGCATGACGCACAGCGTCAGAATTGACTTCATTACCATAGTTTGCAGAAAGAAAATCGGTCAGTTGGGCAGTGGTCAGATCAGACTTGGCAGGCATTGGTCTCTTGCGTTGATGCACTTATTATATACGAAAAACCGCCCCGTCAGGGGCGGTGTAGACAGTTTCAAAAGTGGACCTTGTATCCGCTAGGTGTATCGACCTGCTTGGCACCCCTGTCGATCAGCAAGAACACGGTTTGAAGATCATGATCTTCCGTATTGACAACAGGAGGATTGTAAGAAACATCCATCTTGAAAGTATTTTCCATTGTTTCAAGTGGAAGTTGAGCAGCAGACTTGCTCTTAACCTTTGCTTTTGGAGCTTTGACTTTAGTAGGAAGTTTTCCAATACCATTGCAAATGGTAGTGCTCCACTGCTGAATAGCAGTATCAAATTCCAGTTCTTTTGGAACAAGAACATAAAAACGTTTACCAGTATCTGGGTTAGTCTTCTCTATCCTAGTATCTACAGTCTTGGGAAAATAAGTCTTGATATGTGGGAACTGTTTCTGAATAATTTCAGTATGAAGTTTACAAGCACCACGCTTAGAGGTAGTAAACAGTCTACGAGTTTCAGTTGCAACTTCCATCTTGAACTGACGGAGTTCGTGTTGAGACAAACCGACATCCTTTGTAAGAACGTCATCCATGTAATTTGTTTTTGACATAGCGTATTGGTAAAAAGAACTTAGTGACTTACGATTTGACAGGATCTAGATCACATGAATATAATTATAAGACATGAGATCAAAAAAGTCAACAAACTTGACCGATGAAGGCACTAAGAAGTTTTTTATTGGAAGACTTCTTGTTCAACATTTTCTTGAAAGCTTTGGTGATATCTGACTTCTTGGCACCAGACTCAACTTCAAACTCAACACTGTCACTCATAGAATTGTTAGCGATTGCAAACAAAGCGGTGAATGATTTAGGGAAAGGAATGATAGCGGACTTCTCCTTCTTCCACTGTCTCTGAACATCTGAGAAGTTTTTGCCCTCAGCATATGTATGGACGAAGCTAGAAAGATCTTTGCCACTAAGAATACGGAACCCAATCACATTTACTTCAGGGAAACGGTTCTTCAATTGATCAATGAAGATGTTGGCATCTCCTCCGCCATAACCACCACCAAAATTAGAATAAACGTGACCAGTCTTACGATCACGAAGCACCGTGTTGTAATCCAGACGACGGCAAGTTGTGTAATATTCGTCTTTATAATCGTTGTAACGTTGTCCGCCATAAGCACTGCCACAACCTTCACCATCAGAAAGAATGCAAACGTTCACCTTTTGTAGGTCGTTGTTCTTTTTGAACTCAGGAAGAATATAGTTCAAAGAAATGATGGACTCATTTAGAGGAGTGCCAGAAAGAGAAAGACCAAGAGTAGTGTGATATTCAACGTAATACATGTANGCATATGCTTCGCGATAAAGATTCAGACACATACGCTCATAGTCACGAGCATTTGAACGAGAAGATACAAAGTTAATAAGGTCAAAGAGAAGTTTGTCAATGTGAATCTTGCCCTGCTGAATACCACGACGACGTTCAAACTCTTTGTTTGAAAGTTCAGGGATGTTCTCAATCACACGACGAGCAGTAAACCACTCATTAGTAAAAGCATAAACCTCAAAAGGAATCTGCACTTTCTTACAGAATGTAGTCAGATTAATCAACTGCTTTACCGTAGCGAGCAGTTCATTGCCCATAGAACCAGACCAGTCAAGAATAAAAAGCAGACCATGATTCTTGCCATCTGGCAAAATTGTCATCTTTTTAAAGATGTCATCAGAATACTTATAAGTATGAAGCTTAGTAGTATCAAGAACACCAGTCTTAGATTGACCAGCACGAGCGTAAGCGTCAG